TTTATCAAAGAAGTTTCTAAGGTCCGCGGCAAGATCTATGCAAAGGTTCGGAAACTTAATGTTCAGGGCGGTATTAAGTTCCCAATTTCCAAATTAAAAGCACAGTTTAAGTGGATCACAGAAACTACAGTTTCCGGTAAGCAGAAAGCCGGAGAAATCAAAGAGTTCATCGAATTTTCTTACAACATCGGAGAGATCAGGGTTGCACAGACCTTGCTTTCACAGGTTGTTTCCCTGGCAGTATTCGAACAGGAAATTGTCCGGATTATGACGGAAGCTTATGTAGAAATGATGGACAGCGTCATTATTTCCGGTACCGGATCAGGTCAGGCCACTGGGGATCACAAAAGATTCCAGAGTTACAAATGTAGTAGAGATGACCGAAGAAGAATTTGCAGACTGGACAGCATGGAGAAGAAACTGTTTGCAGTTGTTCCACTTGCTAAAAGAGGGCAGGGAGAATTTTTATTCCCTCCATCTACGGTAGAATCTTACCTTTACACGATGAAGGATAAGAACGACAGACCGCTTTACAAAGAAGCAACGGACCTGACGGTTGGCAACGCAGATGGTAAGTTTTTCGGGAGAGACGTTGACTTTGTGGAACCGGATGTTATCGCAGATTTTGGCACAGCAGCGGCAGGGGATGTAGTTGGTATTTTCTGGGTACGGGAGACTATGCGCTGAATACAAACATGCAGTTTGGGATGAACGCTACTTTGACGAAGACACAAACGAATGGATTAATAAAGGACTTACGATTGTAGACGGTAAAATCCTGGATACTGCCGGATGTTACCTGATTAAAAAGAAAGATTCTGGGGTGGTAACAAAAGCCGCAAAATAGGAGGATTAGCACATGGTAGGAGAAATTGACATTTTACAGAAAGTAAAGGACGCAACCGGAATATCTGGCGATTACCAGGACGCAACACTAAATGTGTATATAGAAGAGGTTCAGCAGTTCCTACTTGATGCAGGGTTAAAGCAAACAACAGTCAATGGGGAGTCTGCCGTGGGTATCATCTGCCGGGGAGTGATGGATTTGTGGAACTATGGTGCAGGGGAAGCAAGATTTTCCAGATACTTTATGCAAAGAATCACACAGCTATTGCTAATACAGAATGGAAGAGGTGGCGAAAATGTATAGACCCAAAGAACCTTTTATAGTTCCACTGGAATTACTCATCCCGGAGTATAAAACGGTCAAGGGTGTACCGAAAAAGGTATACCCTGCTGCCGGAGAACAATTTTTATGCAGCTTTAAAACATTTGGCGGTACTGACCAGACCGTGAACGGGCTGTACAGCGTCGTAGATACCGCAGAAATTGAATGTTGGTACCGTCCCGATATAAAGTCAGACTGCCGTGTGAAAACGGCTGACGGGGCGGAATACGAGGTTCTGGGAAGCCCGGAAAACATCTCCATGAGGAACCAGTTTTTAAAAGCGAAGATACAGCGGGTGAAAGGTGGTGCGTAGATGGCGAGAAACAAAATTGGTCTGCAATTTGAGGGATTCAAAGAGTATGCGGAACAATTCGAAAAGATGGGCGGGGACCTGAAAAAGACAACAGAAAAAGCCCTGCAAAATACGCACGATTATCTCACACCCGGTATACATGCGGCAATGGCGAAACACAAAGATACCGGGAAAACAGAAGCGTCCATAGTAGACAACGCAAAAGTGGAGTGGGAAGGGACTACAGCAGGTATAGAAATCGGTTTTGATCTTAAAAGTGGGGGACTTCCATCTGTGTTTCTTATGTATGGCACACCCAGGCACGCTAAAAAGCATCCGGGTACCGCGAAAGACAAAGCTTTGTATGATTCCATCTATGGGGCAAAGACAAAAAAAGCAGTTAAGGAACTGCAAAAGAAGACATTCGACAGAGCATTTACAAAGTTAGGGGGGTAGGACGTGGAAGATTTACTAATTAGCGTACTGGAAAGTTTCGGGTATCCGGTTATCCGGCAAGGGAGCCTGGCAGAAGATGCCACATATCCAGAGCATTTCTTTACATTCTGGGAAAACCCCAGTGTATGTGCACATTACGACAACCGGGAAAGCTGTACATTTTATGATTTTGATGTAAATTTCTACAGTACCGACCCGGGACTAACATACAGCAAGTTATTAGAAGCAAGGCAGAAACTAAAAGACAATAAATTTTTCATTTTTGGCAAAGGGCACGATGTTGCCAGTGATGAACCAACACATACGGGCAGGGGGATGAATGCCCTGTACCGGGAACCAATTGGAGGTAAATAATTATGAACGAAATTTTTGAATGGCGTGGTGTAGAAGGACTGGTTGCAGCAGAAGTAACCGGAGATGACAATGAAACAGATGGGGGATATGTGACAGGTGCGGTGTTCGACGTTGCGCCCATGTCGGAACTGGGGAGAACTACCGAAACCAGTTCGGAACCGCATTACTACGATAATGTACCTGCCATCGTGGTAAGTTCTACAGGATCGGACGAAGTAACTGTCAATACCGCAGGTATCCCCCTGGCTGTAATCGCAAAAATAACAGGGCAGACGTATGACGAAACAACCGGTATGTTGGTGGAAGGTGTGAGGGAAACAAAATATTTTGCACTGGGATACAAAACTAAGAAAACGAACGGCGAAGAAGTCTTTGTGTGGAGATTAAAGGGAACCTTTAACATTCCGGATTCCACACATAAAACAGAGGATGACGGCACAGACGGAGAAGGTCAGGAATTAACTTATACCGGAATCTGCACAACTCATAAATTCACAAAGACCGGAAAAGTGGCAAAAGCAATCAACGTGGATCTGGGTAAAGATCTGGCAAATGTTACGGATTTCTTTAAGACCGTACAGACACCGGATACCATTAAAGCAAAATCAGCGGCGTAATAGAAATGTAAATTGAAATCATAAAGGGCACTAAAAACAGGTGCCCTTTTCTAAAAATAAGGAGGAAAACAACATGCAGTTAATGTTAAACATATATAAAAATTCACGGGAAATTGAAAAATCTTATGAGGCGGACACTTACGATTTAATGTTTGGGACGATTGAAGATATTATGTCATTGTTAGACGGGTTTAGCCTGGACGAAGACGGCAACGAAGGGGATATTTTAGAACTTGTAAAAAATGGTATAGGTATGCTGAAACCATTTTTAAAGGATATTTTCCCGGAAGTAACGGACGAAGAGTTAAGAAGGACCAAAGTAAAAGAACTGGTACCGTTATTTATCGACATCTTTAAATTTGCGTTTTCTGAAATAAAAGGTACAGCAACAAAAAAGGTGAAGAAACAGGCGTAAATATCCCGATTTACGACGTCCTGTTTGATTTGGAATATTCGATCTGTGAAGTGTTCAAGGGTATGAATCCGATTATGATTCGGAAGTACCCGGCGCATGAGGTTTTCTTACTTGTGCAGAGAATGAACCGCAGATTGGAGCGGGAAAAGAAAGAGAAGAAGAAACCCGGCGTCATCCGAAAGAAAGCCGGTGACAACTGGTTTTAAAAAGGGGGTGTAATTATGCCGAAGGGTAGCGAGACGACAACAAAATTTAAAGTGGATATATCGGAACTTAAAGCCGGGATGCAGGAAGCGAAAAGAAGTATCGCACTTGCCAATTCGGAGTTTAAAGCATCGACTGCCGGTATGGATAGTTGGGGGAAGAGTGCCGACGGTTTAAGCGCAAAAGTGAAGCAACTGGACAGCACACTTTCTTCTCAGAAAACTATTTTATCTTCTTTAGAAAAACAACATGCTTTAGTGGCAAAGGAGCAGGGGGAAAATTCCAAAGGCGCGCAGGACTTAATGATTAAGATTAATAATCAGAAAGCGTCCATTGGGAAAACAGAGTCGGAACTTAAGAATTATAAAACGAAGTTGGATGATGTAAAAACAGCATCATCCAAAATGGCAGATGAAACCAACGATTCCCGTACTTCTTTAGATAAATTAAAGGATACGATCTCTAAACAGGATAGTCAGCTTGCAAAGTTAAAAACAGCTTACGCAAATGTTGTATTGGAACAGGGTAAAAACTCTAAAGAAGCGAAAGACCTTGCAAAAGAGATCAAGACCTTGTCTGGTGATCTGGACGATAACAAAAAAGAATTGTTAAATGCTGAAGATGCAGCAGAAGATTTGTCAGATAGCTTTGTGGAAGTTGAAGAATCGAGCGATAAGGCAAGCGGCGGTTTTAGTGTACTTAAAGGCGCATTGGCAAATCTTGTTGCGGATGGGATTAGAAAAGCAATTGACGGTATTAAAGAGATGGGGAAGGCGGCACTTGAGTCTTATATGGAGTATGACGAAGGTGCTGACAATGTAATCAAAGCAACCGGAACAATGGGGAAGGCAGGGGAAGAGTTACAGGCATCTTATAAAAAAGTTGCAAAATCTGTAATAGGTGAATTTAGCGATTTAGGGGACACCGTAGGTGAAGTAAATACGAGATTTGGTTTTACCGGATCTGAATTAGAGAAGTGTTCAGAAAAATTCACAAAGTTTGCGGATCTTGCGGGAACAGATGCAAAAGGTGCTGTACAGCTTGTTAGTAGGGCAATGGGGGATGCCGGTATTAATTCAAGCGAATATGCAACCGTATTAGACCAACTTACCGTAGCCGCCCAGGCATCCGGTATCGGAATGGATGCATTGACACAAAATCTCGCAAAATACGGTGCACCGATGCGTGCGTTAGGGTTAACCACGGAAGAATCCATTGCTATTTTTTCAGGTTGGGAAAAGGCGGGTGTTAATACAGAAATAGCATTTTCCGGAATGAAGAAAGCCATAGGAACCTGGGGTAAGGAAGGTAAAGATTCAAGAGAAGAATTCAAAAAGACGTTGGCTGAAATTGCGGCTTGCCCCGATATAGCAAGCGCTACTGCAAAATCTATAGAGGTATTCGGGCAGAAAGCCGGACCGGATCTTGCTGACGCAATTAAGGGTGGTAGATTCGAATATTCCGAAATGCTTAAATTAATTGAAGGTTCGGCGGGTTCGCTAGAAACGACATATGACGCAACCCAAGACGGAATAGACAAAGTCAAGTTAGGTATGCAGGGGGCGAAAGTTGAAATTGCGGATCTGGTAGGGGGGCTAATCAACGAATATCAGCCACAAATTTCTGAATTTATAGGTAAATTTGTTCAGGGTGTGAAAGATCTGGTTGCAAAGATAAAAGAAAACTTGCCGCAAATAATTGAAACTTTTAAAACCGTCATAGGTAGGATTGAAGAAGTTGCAAGCGGGATATGGGAGAAAGTTTCGCCCTGGGTTGATTTATTCAAAGCGGCAGTCACAGAACTTGTAGATTATGTTAAAGACCACATTCCAAAGATTAAAGAAGCATTCATTCAGGTTGGCGAGAAGATAAATGAATTAATCCCGTACATTGTCGGAGTTGGCACAGCAGTAGCGACATATTTTGTAGCAACAAAAATAATTGCATTTACTAAGGCAATAAAAGCCGCGGTTACTGTTGAGAAATTATTAGCGGGGGCACAAGCGGCACTAAATGTAGTGATGAACTTAAATCCTATAGGTATCATAATTTCATTGATTGCCGGACTGGTGGCGGCATTTGTTATATTGTGGAACAAATCCGAAGCGTTTAGAAACTTTTGGATAGGCGTGTGGGAAACTGTGAAATCTGCATTTATGACAGCCTTTAATGCGATTGTAAATTTCTTTACTGTTACTATACCTACAGCATTTAACAACTTCATAACGTTTTTGGGAGGGATCGTAAACAGCATTGTAAACTTTTTCACGGTTACAATCCCAACGGCTTTTAATAATGCTGTTACGGCTGTAGGGAATTTTATAACATCTGTTATTAATTTCTTTACCAGTTTACCAGGAAAGATCGCTACATTTTTGGGAAATGTAATTACCAACGTTGCTACATGGACTTCCAATATGGTTTCTAAGGCTGTAGAAATGGGGACAAATTTTGTCAGTAATATAATGCAATTTTTTTCGGAACTTCCTTCGAAGATTGGTTCAAAACTCGCTACAGTGATAAGTAAAGTTTTAGAATTTGGCAAGAAATTGATCAACTTTGCAAAGACAGAGATACCAAAATTCGTGTCTAGTGTTGTACAGTTTATTTCTCAATTACCTGGGAAGTTCTGGACGTGGTTAACAAACACAATTTCTAAAGTCATATCCTGGGGATCTAATCTTGTGAGCACTGGACGTCAAAAAGCGTCGGAGTTTATCAATGCGGTTATTAATTTTATCCGAGAATTGCCCGGTAAGGTGTGGGAATGGTTAACGAGTACCATCTCAAAGGTAGTCACTTGGGGTAGTAACATGGTTAATACCGGAAAAGAGAATGCTTCATCATTTTTAAAAACCGTTATTAATACTGTGAAAGCATTACCTGGTAGGATTTGGAACGCTATTGTAGGTGCAATAAATAAAGTTATTCAATGGGGATCGGATTTAGCGGCAAAGGGTGCACAAGCCGCAAGTGATTTAGTAAGAGTTGTAGTTGATGGAGTAAAGAGCCTGCCTGAAAAAATGTTAGAAGTTGGCACCAATTTAGTACAGGGGTTATGGAACGGAATATCAAATATGACAGACTGGGTGATCGGAAAGATACAAGGGTTTGGCGATACCGTTTTGCAAGGAATTAAAAACTTTTTTGGTATCAAATCACCTTCACGAGTTTTCCGGGATCAGGTTGGTAAAATGCTTGTGGAAGGTTTAGCAGTAGGTATTGCCAGAAATGCATCGAGCGCAATTAATACCCTGAATAATCTTTGTAAGAAAATGCTCAATAGTGCTTTAAAAGCAAACGGCAATTATAAAACTGCCGGAAGCAATGCTGTGAAAAATTTTGAGGATGGTTTTAAACAGATGATGTCCACATCATCCGCCAATATCGAAAATGCGGTAAATGCATATGTCAAAAAGCAAAATGCAAGGGAAGACAAAAGGCAGCAGGAGAGCATTGACAAGAAAAAGGCGGCAAATGAAGCAGCGAACAAAGAATTAAAGAAGCAGATTAAAAAGAATAACAAAGAACAGATTAATGAGCAGATCAATGCCAATAAAAAGGCGCTTGATAAAGAAATAAAACAAATTAAAGCTGACACAAAGAAGAAAAAAGAAGAGTATTCAAAAGCCGGTAAATCTGTTATTAATGCCTATTCATCTGCAATGGAGAAGGCGGCTGATAAAGTAAAAAATGCTTTATCGAATAAGCTTAATAAAATTGCAGAAGAAACCCAGGCAAAATATGACGAAATCGCCAAGATGGAAGAAGATTTCCGTACAAAATTAGGTGACTACGGAGAACTGTTTTCCAGGGATGAAGACGGTAACATGATCCTGAATGATATTAATAAGGATATCAGTACCTTAAAAACATATGGAACCAATCTCACAAAGCTGAAAGGTAAAATTTCCGAAGAGTTAATGCAGGAAATTGCCGGGATGAATGTAGAGGATGCCGTGGACTTCACAGCCGGATTATTGCAAATGTCCGAAAAAGAATTACAGGAGTACAACAATGCCTATACGCAAAAACTGGCAACTGCAAAACAGATTTCTAAAGCCTTTTATGCGGAGAAGATGGCAGAAATAAAGGCAGAATATACCGATAAAGTAAACAAGGCATTTGCAAATGTGAGCAAAGATTTACAGAATGCGGGAAAAAATGCAATTGACGGATTTATGAATGGTATGACGAAACAGGCGAAAAAGGCAGATAAACAGGTCAAAAAGATTGCGAACAACATTGTAAAACAGTTCAAAAAATCTTTAAAAATTCATTCACCATCACGGGTTTTTGAGGAATTGGGAGTATTTTCCGGAGTCGGATATCTTAACGGATTTAAGGGGAGCATGGCAAACTTTAAAAATACGATTGCGGACAGCGTAAGAAAACAGGCATTAAGTTCAAAAGTGGCAAGTGGAAAAAGCGGAGTGCAGCAGGTTACTTATAATTTCTACCAGACCAATAACAGTCCTAAATCTTTAAACAGATTAGATATTTACAGACAGACAAGAAACCAATTAAATTTTGCAAGGGGGGTATAAGATGTTTACTTTAAAAGCAGAAAATATGTATAACGAGGTTTTGGAATTAACCCATAATCCACAATACAGCGTTTTAAAAATAGACGGTCTTGATCCCCCCAATGCCACAATCAATACCTCCACAATATCCACCGCAGACGGTACTAAATTTAATAGTTCCCGGGTGAACGAAAGAAATCTGGTTATCACCGTCGCACTTAATGGAGATGTCAGCAGGGGGAGGATAGAACTATATAAACATTTCAAAATGAAACATCCGGTCAAAATATACTTTAAAAACTCCATGCGGAATGTGTGTATTGAGGGATACACAGAAGATCTGAACTGTGACCCGTTTGAGCAGGGGGTGCAGGCACAAATTAGTATCCTATGCCCGCAGCCGTATTTCAAAAGCATAGATGAACTGGTAAAAGAATTTTCCAGTACAGAATCATTGTTTGAATTTCCGTTTGCTATAGAAAAACCGGGGATTGAGTTTAGCAGAATGACCATTCTTGCAAAAGAAAATATTATCAACCAGGGGGATGCCGAAACGGGAGTGGTCATTGAATTGTTCTCACAGGGTACCGTTATCAATCCGGTAATTTACAACCTCACAACCCGGGAAACATTGAAACTTAAAGTCACGATGCAGACCGCGGATTTAATCCGGATAAACACTATATCGGGCGAAAAATCGGTAGTTTTACAGCGGGACGGGATTAACTCAAATATAGTCAATGCCCTGGACAAAACAAGTCACTGGATACATGTACAGAGTGGAGACAATGTTTTCACATATGAATGTGAAAGCGGACTGGAATTTTTACAATTAAAGATCCTGCATACGGATAAATTCGAAGGAGTGTAGCGCATGGAAATATATGTATTTAATAAGGATCTGGATACTATCGGATTAATAGATAATTACCAGAGTGTTATATGGACTACCCGCTTTTTCGATACTGGGGATTTTGAATTATATCTTCCTGTATCTATGGATTTAATATCACTGCTAAAAGAAGATAATTACCTGTGCAGGTCATCCGATATTACCGTGTCGGGAAACGACACCATATATAAAAATGTAATGATCATAGAAAACATTACAATTAAAACAGATGTGGAAAACGGTAATTATCTCACGGTATCTGGCAGGAGTTTAAAAAATATATTGTCCCGCCGGATTATATGGCAGCAGACCAATTTGACAGGGCGAGTAGAACTGTGTATACGGCGCATGATAGAAGAAAATGCGGTAAGCCCTATAATTGCAGAGCGGAAGATAAAAAACCTCGAAATGGGCGGTTTATTAGGTCTGGAAGATACGATAGATATGCAGGTCACGGGTGATAATCTGTGTGAAGTCATTGCGGAAATGTGCAAGCAATACGGGATTGGTTTTGACATCTATATCATAAATAAAACGTTCCGGTTTGAACTGTATGTTGGGGAAAACAGATCATATAATCAGGAAAAAAATCCATACGTGGTTTTCAGTTCGGATTACGAAAACCTGTTAAATACAGAATACAAATTTTTAAAGCAGGATTTCAAAAATGTTGCACTGGTAGCCGGGGAAGGTGAAGGACTTGAACGAAAAACAACGGTGGTAGGGACTGCCGCAGGACTTGACCGTTATGAGAAGTTTGTGGATGCCCGGGACGTAAGCAGTAACAACGGGGAGTATACCGAGGAAGAATACCTAAAAATGTTGGAAGACCGGGGAAATAAAAGTCTGGAAGAGAGTAAATCTGTACAGTCGTTTGACGGCAGTACAGAAACCAGAATAAGTTATGAACTTAACAAAGATTATTACCTGGGTGACATCGTGCAGGTAATCAATGAATACGGGATAGAAGCAAGTCCCCGTATACTGGAAATAATAGAAAGTGAAGACGAAAACGGTAAATCTATAATACCAACGTTCAGCACATTGGAGGTGGGATAAATGGCAATAACAAGCGGATTTTTTAACAGCGTTAATGGTGACCGCAGATATAATGCAGAGCAAATAAATGATTATCTGACGGGACTGGTTAGTGGTGGTGTTTATGAGAGCGTAGGCGGCGGATTACAGGTAAAAGTCAATTCCGGGATGAAAGTACAGGTTGCATCCGGAAAGCTTGCTGACAGCAATGGCAGGTGGTTGCAAAATGACAGTACTTTAGTACTTACACTGGATGCGGCAGATCTGGTATTAAACAGGTATGACGCAATAGTGGCAAAGATGGACAGTAACCAGAGCCAAAGAACAGGAACAATTACTATAAAGAAAGGAACAGCCGCCAGTACACCAACGAAACCGACGGCAGAGCGAACGCAGTTCGTTGAAGAGTACATTTTGGCATATGTGTATATTGGTAAAGGTGTGACAGCAATTACCCAGGCACAAATCGAGGATACCAGGGTAAATACTTCTATATGCGGGTTTGTTACCGGATTGATCAAACAAGTGGATACATCACAATTGTTTTTACAGTACCAAACGGCATATGCTCAATTTCTAAACGAATTGAATGATTGGAAAAGACAGCAAAAAACGGCTTTTGATAGCTGGTTTGCAACTTTGACAGATGAACTTAAGATTGACACATATATAGGATGGTCAACAAAGACGTGGAACCGTTCAGAACCTTTAGAAACTGATGATATAACAGACATTTATAATGAGGGTGATTTAGTATTTGTATTCATAAATGGATTACTTGTAAGTCAATGGATTGATTATACAATAATTGCGAACGGTCCCGAATCGAATACGACGTATGTACTCAAACTTAAAAATAAAATACTGAATACTTCCATTAATCCGGTAACTTTCTTTGCGATCAGATCAAAAATAGGATCACAACCGACATAAAAAATAGCCCCATGAGGGCTATTTTTCGTTGTCATCCGGTATATGTTCAATTATATCCGCGGGGGTGCAATGTAATACATTACAAATTTTGTCCAGTACATCTATTGGTAAATGCTTTGCGGTATTGGTACACATAGCGGAAAGCGTCGGGAGACGTATTCCCGTTATTTCAGAAAGTTCTTTTTGCGTCATTTCTTTCAATGCGATTTCTCTTTTTAGATGAAGCTTGATTGCCATAAGATCACACCCTTTCTTAAAATTAAATACATATTCATTGTATAACGATAAACGTTTAAAGTCAATACGATTTTCGAAAAAATATTTACGAAAATAGTAATAAAATACGAAAAACGTATTGACAAATAACGAAAATAGTGATACAATGTTTATATCACCAAGAGAGAGGAGGGAAAGCAATGGATAATAAAAAGAAAAGCAGTGATGAGAGAAGTCTTGCAAACATCATTCTCACCACTGCAATACTAAACTTAATTCGTGCAGTAATCGACTTGATCGACAAACTACTGAATTAAGGGGGATGGGGCGAAAGCCCCAATCCTTTAAGAATATGATAGCTTTTTATTGTCACATTGTCAATGTCTAATATGAAAAATGTAGAAATTATATTTGATGTAGTAGAAATTATATTCAGCATTGTTGTCATTGTAGCCATTCTGAAAATGAAAAAAAGATGATCAGTGAAGTAACTCTAATTAATAACCCGTCCCGTCGGGGATCGGCGGGAGAAAGAAGGAATTATGAAAATGACAAGCAAGGAAGCGTATGGACTAAAGAGCAAAGTTTTAAAAAATGGTTATGGAGAATATTACAAAAAATGGAGGGATTGCGATTGCGATGATCGAGCCATATTTCTATCTATTTATGAAATGCTTATGGAAGCATACAAAGATATGGAAAATATCGAAAACAATTCCATTAGAGTCGCATTTAATCGGTATGCAGATGAACAAAAAAATATTCTTGATAGGATAGTAGAACGGTTTAAAAATAGATAATTAATGATAACTATTAAATAATAACCCGTCCCGGCGGGAAATCCGGGAGAAAGAAGGAAAGTATGCACACTACAAAAATAGCATTCGCAACAGATCAGAAAACAGGAACAAAACTTGTATATGCCAGTTGCAACAACGGGCAGATGTTTGTTCAGCCGTGGTCACAATTGAGTGACGAAATGCAAATGATTTTGCGGGCAGTAGCAAATCCAGACACATGTAAAATAGAAGTTGTAGAAAAAGATTTTGACGATGTAAAGGTAGACCAATAATTTAAATAAATAGATCACCCGCCCCAGTAGAGAAATACCGGGAGAAAGCAGGATGAAAATGGTAAAATTGAAAAGGGAACCATTTGGATATTCCGCGTGTGACGGGAAATTTCAAATTACAAAAGGGATGGTTGGGTGGAATGTGTGGCTATATCATGCAGATATTGCACATATGGGTACGGCATTTTTTGAAAGACTGGAAAATATAAGAGAACTGTCAGAAAAAGAGTTATACAATTCGGTGGAAATATAACCCGCACCCGGTCGGGAAATACCGGGAACATATAAACTTGATATCAGTCAAAAAAACTGATATTATTACAATAAATATATTTTATCCCCGATACGATCGGGAGAAGGGAGTTTTTATGAATACACTTAGTTATATTAGAGGATCGGAAGAAGAAATCAAAGTTGGGGGACAATACTATTTTGGTCAGATCTGGAACGGAAATGGAGACGGTGAAGAATTATTAGAATCCGGAGCCATTGCAATATGGGATTCAGTGGAAGAAGTGGAATATATAATAGATTTTGATGTTGTGGAATCAGATGAGAACATAATGGATACGATAGTTAAGGTTAATTGTATCCGGTAGTAAATTGACTACTATTTGACTACTAAACTTATTATATTTTATTAAATAATACTATATTTTATTGAATTTGAAGAATGCGCTAACCCTATAAAATCAGGTGTTAGCGCATTTTATTATACGATATTATATTTTATTGAATGCATGTAATCACTTTGCCAAGGTCGAGGCCGCGGGTTCGAGTCCCGTCTCGCGCTTTTGTTTTGCCCTGAAAACTAAGGTTTTCGGGGCTTTTTCTTTTATTCCACTTTATTCCACTTTTTTATTAAAGATATCATTCAACTTCTCGGCTTTTTCCTCATCACTGGTAAGACTGAAATAATAGTTGTTGAATGTAGTTTGTAAATCGTTATGCCCAACTTGGTCCTTGACCATGTTGGGTGACATTCCCTTTTCTAACAAGGTAGAAATATAGGTTTTCCGTGTTTTGTGCATACCACGTGTATTTATTCCCGCATATCTGCAATATTTACGAATACTGGTATCTATTGCTCGCTCATTTACTTTGTGACCATCTTGGTCAAGAAAATTCTCCGTATCATTATATTTCATCATCTAAAAGCTGCACCTTGACCACATCTTCAATGCAAGCGGGAGATGTCTCCAGAACAGAGCCGGTGTATGTAATGGATACCGTATTACCGACTTTTAAATCTGTTAACGTAATTTCTGTATGTCTCCATTCTAAATGCGTTTTATCATCTATAGTAAAAAAGAATTCTCCCCGGCTGTTTATGTCGTTAATTTTCAAACCACTAACCATTAAATAGTTATCCCTGATTTCCTCAATAGTGGCATAAAATGTAGTACCGTCAACTGGTGCATGTATATTTTTACCAATAAAGAATCCAATAATGCCAACTATGAACAGCAGTATTACACAGCATATGATATGAATAAGTTTCTTCATTGTGCGATCCTTTCTGATTTTAGTTTTATTATAAATGCTAATTAGTTCAAAATCAACTCTAACCGAGTATGTAAAGTTCAATCTAAAAATCAATACACAAAGACTTGACAT